TACGAGGTAATGTAATAGCAACCTGTCGATCGAGATCGGGGTTACCTTCCAGACGGGCTAGAAACTTTTCTTTAGGACCGTAGTTAAGCGGCACTTTCATCGTCTGCACGACTTCACGCTCGTTGTTGTCTCTTTGTAGCCACACGTCGTTAAACAGGGAACCAAAGTAGATAACATACTTCCTGATTGTATTATTGCTCCAGACTTGACCAAACATTAGAAGCCTACATCCTCACTAAATGGATCGCGCTGTGTCCAGTCTACGATATTGTCTAATTCGTTTTCTTGATCAAACTCAAGATTGTCAGCAAACACATCCTGGTTCTGTACATCGAAGTCATATTCACCCAGTACAAGTTGATATCCATCGCTATCGGTTAGATAGTATCCATCGTCGGTTAGAATACCTGCTAGCTCTTGAGCAAAAGAATATTGTCTTTCGATCTTATCAATGTCTAGAATACCTGTATTCAAACGTTCGTTAGAGTACTCCCACGTCTCGCAAACGAGATCCCAAACCTGCAGGGCCCCTAGCTGATAAAAGATAGACTGGTTATTAACATACTTAATAACCATAATACGCTTGGTCATTGGTGAGTATACCAAGTCGCCTTCTTGAGGTCTATCAATAAACGCCTGCGTACCTACTTCGTTACTAAACGTACGACGAGCAATAGTAAACGTCATCTGGTCACGAATTTCAAGATTAAACTTCGAGAGGAACGTCCCGTCTCCTTCATAGCTATCAAAGCTACGAATATACATGTCTATGTTATAAGCTGATCTGTACTCGGAGATTGTATCTTCACCATAGATGTCATCTTTGGCTATAAGGGTTCTTGGGCAGTAGAAAACTCCATGTCCATAGATACCAATAGACTCAATCACAAGGTCTTCGATCAGACTTTGCTCCATTGAGTTTTGGAAATTATTGAAGTAGAAGTTACTACTTGTCATCCACCTTAGCCTATCATATCAAGTACTGGAAGCGAGTAGCCAGAAATCATTTCCTGCTCCATCTTCCTAATCTCTTCATCAGCGTCGTTGAAAATCTTATCACCGTTAAACTGTACACCGCCAGGTAGTGACATTCCGGTAAACTTAGTAAGGTTAGAGCCCCATTGATACTTGATCTTAGCGGTCGCGTAGTTTTGCAACCAACGATCGCCCCATACATCTGTAAATGTATTAGGGTCAACGATCTCATAGGCTTCTACAAGTAGATACTCCCCCGGACGAACAGTCGCCCAATCCATGTCAATAAACAGTCTATTTTTATGACGAGAATATCTGATTGGGTGCTTTCCGACTAGCATTTCCGATATCAAAGCAAGGTGCTCCATGACCATGTAATATGGAACCATCGAAACAGCAGTCAAAGTATACAGGTCGTTTAGAGCAATTTGATAGCGAATGTTGAATAGATCATCGGAGCGAACCATTGGATCGCCAAGAGAGAATACACTAACAGCGCCAATAATGTTTTCTGGGAGAGTTATATACTTGTCTATTATTGTCTGTTCAGTAATCAGGTGCTTATAGTAGATCTTTTCTGACCCATCAAAGTGGTAGTCCCAGTAGTATTTTAGGGATTCATCAATACGATCCTCCACTTGGTCATCATCGACGTTAATTTCAATAACGGGATGACCTAGCTTACGCAGGCAGTATTGCTTGAATTGTTGTCTGGATGTGGGAACTGCCATAACTAGCCTTTACTACTTAGGATACTTATTCTTAACTTCTTCGACGCGTTGCTTCCAACCTTCATATCCTTCGTGAAAAAGAATATCAAGCTGTTCCTCGATAGGAGGATATGCCTTCTTGCGTTCGTTCTTATAGTCTAAGTTTACTTTGATCTTCATACCATCACCCTTGCCACTTTACTGTGGTACTTAACGTTTGTTAGAAGAACCTCAATTTCAGCACCACTAAAGTTGCTATCGATCTCTAATACCCCATCGTCTATGACGTATATTCCGCTTTCTGTACGTACTTTGGTACCCGGAGGAATATTATCAATTTTACCCCCAAAAACCCGAACGTTAAACATTTGCTTTGGAAGTACTCTTTGAGCATCCACGTCATAGTAGAAGTTTTCCGGACTCACGTCCTCATCGACAATAGCTACATATGCTAGTTCGTCAGTAAGTGGGGATGGTGTATTTGTACCGTGGGCCAAAGAAACAAGAGCCCCAGAGGCTTTAAAATATGCTACAGCCATTATTTCTTAACTCCAATAACAGAAATATTAACTTCGTCCACATAGAATGGTCTATTTGTAAACTTCCAGAATCTAGTACCATACTGTCCATTTAACACATCTACCTTGACAGCGACTGTTGAACAATTATCGACAGCAAAAGTAACTGTCATGGGAACGGTAAACTTGGTATCGCCCCCGCCTGTGCCGATTCCCAGAATCTTCGATTGACGCAACACCCAGCCCGAACCCGTATCCGTATAGAATCTATACGTAGCTATTTGGTCTTTATCAGCTGCGTTGGCAGTATTCATTGTAATGGTAGCGGTTATGATGGCCTTACCATCTTGCACATTAAGAGTCGTGAATGGTGTTGTGATCAGTACTAGAGGAGTATAGAAATAGTTAGCCACGTAATAAGCAATAGTATATGTTCCACCGTCAATATATTCCCCAGAGTCCCAATCATAATACCCTGGATACGAGACAGTCTGGCCAGATGCAACATAGTTAGCAACTGCTGTAACTGAGTTAGGAGCCAGCCTGTCGGTGTTAATCGACCCAGCTGTAATTCGCTGACCATTAACGAAAACATCTCCGCCGGATACTTCAAAAGGAATCACTCCAGTAGTATAACCACTAGGAACAATTTTGAACTTATCAGCCTGAACAATAAAGTCTGACTGCGTACCGGATGATGTAGCTGTGAAGCCTGTAACTCTACCAGCATTAACAGCAAGAGTAAATGCAGCCGATGCTGTATTCATATTAGCTACAGTAGTTGCTAGGGTGGTTACGTTAGCAGACAATCTACCAACGTTAGATGACAGATTATTGATCTGGGTGCTCTGAGCTGAAATTGTAGTTGCCTGAGCTGCAATCTGAGTGGTAACATACGACTCAACACTACCTACACGAGTATTGACATTGGTGTTTAGTGTAGCAAATGAAGTATTGAGAGTGGATACTGTGCTTTGTAGTGTCGTTATATTAGCTTCGGAAGCAGCAATACGACCGTCAGATATTTCTACCCACGACGAACCATTCCATCTATAAGGTCTATTATTCTGAGATGTGTTGAACCAAATGTCTCCGTTAGAAGCAGGAGGCGAAGTTGGAGCCGACGTCTGATAGAACGTAGAGTTAGAAAAAACCTTAGTATTTAGTGTAGTGATCGAGTTGGCTTGAGCAGCAATCTGATTTGCAGACGTCGTCTGTACAGTAGAGATCCAGGCTTCCGAATTAGCAATACGGGTAAACGCAGAATCGATTCTTGTTGTTATAGCAGAATCGTTAGCGATACGAGCGCCTTGCTCTGTTGTGAGAGCTGCGATATTGTTGACAAGGCGAGTATCCGTTACATCTACCCATGTATTGGCAGTGCTGTAACGATATAGTTTGAAGCTGTCATCCGAATCAAACCACAGATCGCCTGTCTTAGCCCCTACAGGAGCCGCCGACTGGAAGTATGTGATTGTACCCGTGTTAGAACCAGCTGTAACAACTAACTGACTAACCTGGTTAGCAAGAGCTGCAACTGAGTTAGCAGAGGTTGTTTGTACAGTGGAGATCCAAGCCTCAGAGTTAGAGATTCTTGAAAGGGCGCCATCAATACGCGTGGTCATAGCAGTATCGTTTGCCTGACGAGCAATACGCTCAGTCGTGAATGCTGCTAGTGTATTAGCAATACGACGATCTTCCACGTTCTCCCAGACGGATCCCGTCCAGCGATACAGGCGGTAGTTATCATCAGAGTCGAACCACAGATCCCCCAGGCCAGCTCCAGATGGGGCTAAGGACTGTACATATGTTCTAGCACCAGCAACACCACTACCTACAACAATTGTTTCGATAGTTTGGGCAAGTCCCTCGTCAGCACTAGCACGGGTAAGGCTTTCGTTGATGATAGACGACTCAACATTAGCGAAGCGAGCGCTGATATTTACAAGCTGGGAGGCAAAGGCAGCATCGTTCGCTACACGAGCAATGCGCTCTTCAGTAACGGACGCTTGAGTATTACCGATAGCAGCAATCACACCGTTTACAGTAGTTGCCATGGCACTATCTGCGTTAGCACGTACAGAAGCCTCGTTTACAACAGCTGCTAGGGCGCCATCAATACGTTGATCAGCAACTATAATCCATGCAAGACCATTCCAGCGATACATCTTGTATCCATCGTTGGAATCGAACCACAGGTCTCCTGTGACTAGAGAAAATGTGGGCTGAGTGGGTGGCTCGGACTGAACGTATGTCTTATTACCGATACCAGATGTAGCTAC